ACAACTGTAGCGTATCTGTTACCTACGGTTTGAATTTCTTCAACTGCAACTACAGGAGCAGGTATACTCGCTATTGCGTCTACAACGTTGTCAATGTTTAAAGTTTCAGGGCGTACACCTTGCGTAATAATTCCACCACCAGCAAAGAAACCTCCGTTACTTCGACCGCTACTATGTGAGTTGTTAAAGTCCATAAAAGACGCAAACGCATTTCGGTTTAATATTCCAATTCCCTCGCCTGCTTCAGCTTCAAAACGTGTACCGTCTTCTCCCCAAAATTTAGTACCTCCAGCGCTATGACGTTTACCGCCAATTTCTTGAATACCTCCTTTTTCAAATTTAGCTGAGTTAATTTGTGATATACTTCTTGCTGTTGTTGCAATAGTTCCACCAATTTGAATAGCTCTTGAAATTGAAGCCGCTGGCTCTGGTAATACTGAAGGAGTTTTTAAAATTTCAGTTACAGCTAATCCTCCGTTTATTAAAGCAGTTGCAGAAGCAATAGCTTTGTTTTTTCCAAACATAGATTCAAGTCCTGCGGTTACTTTACCCATTTCTTGTAAAGTTGCTGTAGTTCTATTTAAAGAAGCTATTTTTTCGTTCTCTTCTTTTTTCTTATCAGCGCTTGCCTTTAATGCATCAAATTGGTCTTGAGTAATTTTCTTATCAGTAAGCAATTTATTAAGCCTTTGCATTTCTAACTGATATTGCTGTTCTGCTTTTACGGCTTCCTCTTCCGCTTTTGTTTGGGCTTCAGCTAAGGCCAACTCGTTATCAATTGCTAACTGTTCAGCTTTTTGGGCCTTAATTTGCTCTTCTAAAGTTTTTTTATTGGCTTGTATAGTGTTATCTGTTTCGCTTGAAATTTTTATTCTTTCAGTTTCGAATTCTATTTCCGCAACTGTTAAGGCTTCATTATTTAATTTTTTAGCTTCTAATTTAGCAACGTCAATTTCCTTTTCTTTTGCTAAATTTTCAATTCTTTTTTGGTCAATTAATTGTAACCTTTTTTCCTCTTCTTTTACTAGTTCATCTGTTAAAATTTGCGCCCCGGCTAGTTTTGATTTGTTATTTTCTAAAAATAAATTTAATTCAGCGTTTGCAAATTGCAAAAGCGTATCTGCGTTTTGTTGCGCAAATGTTTGAGACAATTTTAATTTATCTGTTTCGTATTGTAATTTTGATATTTTACCTTTATCGTATTGAAGTTTTAAATCAGCATTTTCTTTATCATAAATTTGTTTATTAAACTGGTATTGTTGCTCGGCTGTTTTAGATTTTTCACTTTCTTTTACCTTAAACAATTCAATTTCTTGACGTGATTTTGTTAGTTGCGCTTCAATAGCTTTGTTTTGTCTTTCAAGTTCTTTAGCTTGAGCTTCTTTTGCTTGCGCTTCCTGTTCTTTTTTTAAACCCGATAATACTTTAGTTTGTTCTAAACGAGCGTTTAAACCTCTATCTTGCGCTTCATCTAGCTGCTTTTCTAAATCAATTAATTTTTGTTGTTCTGCAATAGTGATAGATTTTGCATCTTTCATTGAGTACTCTAATTGCAAAGCCTTAATTTTCTTTTGTATAATTTCCTCTTCTTTTTTAGAAAGTTCTGTTGTAAGTCGTATAATTTCATTTGATGCAGCAGCACGTTCAGAAAAAGACTTAGATGTGTCTTTTGATATTAATAGTTGCTGGTCAATTAAATCGTTGGTTTTAATTTGTTGTCTTTGATATGCCAGCTCGCTACGTTCAATTTGTTTTTTAAGTGCGTCAATTTCCTGTCCTTTTTTAATTGCTTCGTCTAAAAACTTACCCGTTGCCTTCGCTCCGTTTTGAATTTTACTAGTTAAATTTTCAACACCCGTACCAGCTTGTAAAACTCCATTTGTAACTTTTTTAAAATCCAATTCAATAATACCTTCTAATATTTTGCCAAACGCTGTAAATCGATTAATTAAATTTTGTTTAACAAAATCATATAATTCAGTAAGCGTTTTTTTAGGATTGCTAAACGCTTCAAATAAAAACTTCCCTACGTTTTGCAATACACCTATTAAAGATGACATAATAGCTTGTAATGGTCTTGTTACTGATGTAACTGCATCTATACCTTCTTGGGAAGATTTTAAATAGTTCACTAGGGCGCCAACTACTAAGCCAATTGCAGCAATAACGGCACCGATTGGCGTAGCAATAAAAGCAAGTGAAGCCCTAGTAATTCCCATTATACCTTGTATCATTCCACCAAATGAATTAGATAAAAGATTTGTTACTCCTCCGGCTTCTTGACTACGTTGTATAAAGCCACCAATACCACCATTAAAGATATTCATTTCTTGAAAAGCTTCTTTTATACCTTCCTTGTAATTACCTATGTTAATTTTTTGTTGCAAATATTGATCGCCATTTGCTTTTATAAAATTATTATTTTCATCCAATTTAGCATTTAACGCTTCTAGTTGTGCTTTTCCTTCAACAGTAGAAACGTTTGTTTCATTACGCATTTTATTTAGTAATTGGTTTTGTTGACGCGCTTCAGCTATACTAGTAGCTTCTTGACTTAATGCTAAAGATAAAAGTTCTGATTGGTCTGCTTGTGTTGCTGTTGCTTTTCCACTTTCCTGTATTACTTTTACATTTGAAGCATAGGCACTATTTAACGATTTTAAAACTGCCTCGTTTGCAACAAATGCTTCGCTTGACTTATCGCCTGAAGCGGCTAAATCTTTTTGTGTATTTTTAAGCGCATCAATTTCTTTTTTTAAATCCGAAGTTGATTTTAAAAGTGCAGTGATGTCAATTTCCAGTTCTGCGATTACTACTTTTGCCATTATATTATTGTTATGTTTAAAACGTTAGATTCTAATTCTATTGTACGGTCATTATTTGCTACTGTAGCGCTTAAATTATAATTTCCGCTAGTTGCAAATGAAACCTCTATTATGTTTAAATCTGCCCTAGTAACTTTTCCTCCAATTGCAGTTACTAAAGGTACAAAATACTCATTTGCATTATAAACCGTATCTTGATAAATTGTTATTACTTCATTTTCCCTTGCTGTAATATCTCTTTGATTAAAACCAAAATGTAACCTAGGTATAACGCCCTTTACAATATCAATTAATAATTGAAAGCCGTTATCTTCTACATTTATAGGGTCATTGTTTGGTGCTGCATAATCTACTTTTATAAGTTCTACTTTTGTAATTCCTTTTTTTATAAAATTATTTACTTTGTTTAAAATAAAATAGCTAGATAATTCCTTAATCCAATATAATTTACTAAAGTCAATATTTGCTATATCGGTTTCATTTAGGTAAATAGTTGCGTCAATAATTTTTGAATAGTTTAAAATGGCGCCAATATTACCGTAGTAATTTCTTATAACGTCTTCCATTCGTAAATTATAAAAACTTTCGACTGGTACGGTTGTAATATCTTGATGCAAACCAGCTGTTTCACTTCCTATTTGTGTTGTAGTTGTAAAAGTATGCGATGCTTCACGTAAAAAATAGTATCTTTTTTGTAAAGCTCTATATTCTACAGTTCCGTTATCTTTGACTTCTTTATTCCACATTTTATAAACGTTAGTTTGTAAATTGTGTATTAAAATAGTTCTGTCTTTTTCAGGTGCATATACTTTGGAATTAACAACCGTTTTTGCATCGGCAAGGTTTATGTTGTTTATTAAAATATCGCTGTTGTAGTAATCGCTTTCAGGGTCGTTGTATTTGTAAGTGAAATTGTTTTTCTGTGCATAGCTTCCAAAAATGTAACGCTCTGAAATCTTTTCTACAAACTTATTCTGTTTTCGGCTCCAGTCAATTACTTGGTTATTTTGTAAAAGTTCCTGTAATGTTAAAAATTTATAATGATTTGTATATTTGTCTTTGAATGGTGTTAAGCCAAAACGATTAAGTATTTCAGTTATAAAATCTTTAATGCTAAAATCTTTTAGCTCGTTTGAAAAACTAATAATTTGACCTTGATAAAATTCTAAAATAAATTCATATTGAAAATCACCTACATAAGTTTCATAATAATACTCACCTAAATTTAACGTTTCTTCAAAAATATAATCAGTAGTTATTACATCGCCAATTTGTAATTCAATAATATCAGTCAAAGCTAAAACACCATTAACAAAAATTCTATTATTAAGCGTATAAGTGTTTCCAGTATAGCCGTTTTGATTCCAAATGTCAGCATAAGCCGAACCAGTCGAATAATCAGCTATTGTAAAAAAATAAGTTCCCGTTTGCGTAACTACATAATTTATTTGTGGTGGAGCTTGGTCTGTTACAGTTGTAGTTATAGTGTTTAATACGGTAATAGGCGCACCTTGTGGAGGACTAACTTTTGGAAATGATAACCAAAGGTTTGTAAAATCGACAGTATTAAATACTGAGCCACTGTATGTAAAACCAAACTCACTAAAAATCTTATTCCATAAATAACTAACTTTTGCACTCGGTACTAAATAATCAATATTAATTCTATTGGTGTTATAAATCATTTTACCGTTATAATCCGCAATTAAATATTTATAATTCAAATTAGCTGTAAAAGTATTTACAACAGTAGCTAGCGTTTTAATATGGTCAATTTCTGACAAGTTTAAATCGCCCAAACTTTTATTTTCTATTGCCTTATATAAATCGATATTACCATCGTAAAGGTTAAGTTTATAATCTTTGTCAGTTGACTGAACCACGGCCCGCCCTTTATGAACTATGTACTCTCCGTCATCTGTATAAAGATAAACTTCATTTAATTGGTAAGGTACAAAAGAAGTAATTCCAACAACTCCTAATAATTCAAATGTTTGCTTATTTTTATCAGTTCTACGTATTGAAAAAGTATTGGTATAATTCGACTGCCTATTACTTAAAGTTAAAATATCATTAACCTGTAAAGTTCTAGCAATTTTTTCGTCTGGTTCCAGTTCAATATCAAACCCGTTTATAATTAGCCTCATAAAGTTTTGGTATTATTCATTGGTAAATCAATATTTAAACTTAAAGAAGTCATTTTCTCACGCGCATTTGAAACCCTAAAGGCTCCGCTTTTAATTGAAACTTCTAACCAATCATTTGGCTGTGCTAATTGGTTTTGCTCTGCAGTAAATAAATATACTTTTGGGCTTTCCAATATATCGTTTAAAATTAATAATTCATCAGGTGTCAAGTTTTCCTGTACAACTGTAATATTCGTTTCAGAAGTTTTACCAATATTTATGTATGGTGAAATCGTATCTACAACATCCTCATAATCGTTATTAATAATCCCTAAATCTTTAGTTGTTAAAGTTTCGTTTCCTTTATTAAATAGCCAATAATTCCAGCCACCAAATGAATTTAAAAATTTTAAATAATGTCCGTCGCAAGCGTTACCAATTTGCTCAATGTAAATTCCATTAACGGTATTGTAACCATTTTGTAAATTAAAGAAATTGCTTTCACCATCTGAAAATATAACTCTATTTATTCGGTTTGTATTTGGTATAGTTTTCGTAACTCCATTTACAATAAAAGTCAAATCATTTAAAACCCCGTTGTAATATGTAATGTCAAAAGGGTATCCTAACCAATTTTTAAAATAAGATATTGGTTTTAAAATATATTGCCCTGCAACTTGGAAAGGGTATTGAGGGTATAATTTTTTATAGCTTTGAGGGTTTACATAAGCACTTAAAAAGCTGTAATTTATGGTTTGTGTTTCGCTAGTATTATTTGTAAAAAATACGGTATAAACTACGTTGTAATTTTTGTAAATATAATCTGTAATATTAATAATTGGTGCAACTCCTAAACTATCGATTTGTGAAAATAAACAATCAAACGCTTCAAAAGTTCCACCGTCATTTATTACACGTGTTTTAAAAGCGTTTGCAATTGGTGTTACTAAGTCGAAATCGGCTAAGTCTGCGAAGTTATTAGTTCCATTAATTAAAGTTGAAACGCTGTATTTAAAATTAAAATGAAACTTACTAGCTGGATCAGGAAACAAAGTAAATACTTTGCTGCCAAATGTTAAAGTAGCTTTGCTTTGTATTAAACCGGAATTACTTTTAAAAGTTACGGTGTTATTATTGTACGAAAGTAATAAATCCGTAAGTGTTAATTGTTTATCAAATATTATCGCCATTATACTGCTATTTCGTTTACTAGTTTAATTATTTCTGTTGAATAAATCAAAGCCTGTTCAGCTCCAACCTCATCAATTATATTTTGTATTCTTTGGTCGGTTACAACCTCGCTTATTAATTGCACGCCTCCATGCTCTTCACGTTTCCAACCATTACGGGCAATTTTTCTAGCGATTAGAAAAGCCAAACTACTTATTGATATTTCGCCTTGTATTCTGTTTGCTATGCCCTTATCTTTTATCCATTGTTCAATAGCATTAATCGGTGGAAATCTGCCAGCCTTTCGCCCCGTTTCAAGTTGTTGAGAATAATCCTCTCCGAATAATTTAGCCGTTAATCCCGTAACTTGAACTTCTAAAGTATCGGCAAACTTTCCACTCGCTCGCATCCCTTTGGCATCATAGGCAATTATCAAATCCTTTTTTAAAAGTTCAAACTCCCTAGATAGTACTTTACTACTCATAAACTTTAAATTGGAACGTTACATATAACCCGCTCATGTTTGCATCTAGTACATCAACAGCGTCTACGCTTTCCCAACTTAAAATATCAATGTCTTCACACCATTTTAATTTTTTTTCAATAGTATCTAAAGAAGTGATAAGCGGCTCAATACAAGTTTTGTATTTAGATTGCAAATTATTACCAGGGGTTTCGTTAAAATATTCCTGTGCAAAATTATCGGGCTTTACATAAAAGAAATTACCGTTATAAGTTCTTCCGCTATCAATAAAATTACCACGTCTTAATGGGAATAATAATAAATGAATTTTATTAGGTTCTAAATCCGAACCAGCATCAATTAAATTTAAGTGCGACTTATTACCATAGTGAAACTGCACGTTATTTGCAGCGCAAAAGGTTTCTAATATTCTAACTAAATCTGCCATTTAACAAATAATTGTAATTCCTTTGTACTTACCTTCTTTTAAAAAAGGCTGTAAATCGGTATAAATTTTTTCGTTCACCCAAAGAGTAACATCATTCATTGTTTTACCTTGTTTTGACAAAGCCTCTTTGTCAATTTCTTTGATAAATTTATCAATTGTTAATTTACTATTCATTATTTTTTGCTTTTTAATTTTTGATATTCTTTTTCAACTTGCCCTTGTACGTTATTCATACGCAGCAAATAAATTATTTCAATATATTTTTTAGTTCCATAATCAAACGGGTAACCACCGTATATTTTTGCTAATTGTGAAAGTGGTAATATATCTGCAAACTCGTTTAATCTTTCGCCTCCAGCCATATCCCAAACGCCTGTGTCTTCATTTACAGATTGTAATAATTGGGTTTCCTTCTTTTGCAAATTTACAAAGTAATTTGATATATATTTTTTTATTTGGAAAAAATTTTGTAGAGGTAGCGAATAAAATTCTAATTCGTCTATTTTTAAGGCGTCCACAAAGATTGTTTTTATATCTTCTACTTCAGAACTAACTGAAAGTTTTTTTAATAAATTTCTGACCTCGTTATAAGAAAGCTCGTTTATTTTAATTGTAAGCAATGCTTTTTCTTTTAACGAAGTAAATAAGGTTATGTAAGGTAATTGCTTATCAGGTGCTAACTCTGTGTATTCTCTGACCGTTATTTGTTTCATACTTTTAAATTAATATTAGTGCTTTTTTGCATTAATTCTTTTTCAATACCGTAAGAAGTTAAATCGATATGCTCATCATGTTTACCATTTGGAAAAATTGCAATTTGTTGTAAATAATGTTCGTTCCAGCTGCCCTCAATTAATTTTACTCTCCCGCTTTCAATAAATGGACTTACAGATCGTGCGCGTTCAATTTTTGACATTTGCACAAAGTCGCTTTTAATTTCTGTAATATTTAATCTAGTTTGTTGTTTTATTAATTGTGCGATACTTTTACCACTAGCTTTTGGTTCTACGTAAATCATATTGATTTGAACTCCGACAGCTTTTATAAATTCAGGAATGAATTTTAATAGTTCCGGCATTTCTAAATATTTATCAATAGAAGTAAGTATAATATAATCGTTATTATATTTGCCAGCAATTTGTATTCCTGTAGGGTCGTTTGCGTTATCTTTTGTATATGCACCATCAATATACATATTCCATTTTAAAGGCGGTATTAATTGTCTTGGTATAATTTCAAACCAAGTCTTTTTCCATTCTCCACCCTCATCAGGTGAAGGAGTTTGCATATATTGTCCAGCAAAAGTATATCGGCTTCCTTGCCTAATTTGTTCTAATTCCTCAAATGTATGTTTTTCTTTCCATAATGGCTCATTGTTTTCATTTAAAGCTGGCAAACATAAATGATGCCACTTTTCACCGCTACCACCATTTAAAAGAAATCCGCTCATGTCGTCTTCGTGTAAGCGTTGCATAATTACAATTATTGGGGTTTCTCTGTCATTTACACGCGATCTAATTGTGTTATTAAATCGTTCGTTAACTGCTTTTCTTTTAACCTCGCTAAACGCATCGTCAGGCTTTAAAGGGTCATCGATTATAATTGCACCGCTAAATTGTTTTGAATCAGTAACACCTGCACCAAAACCCGTAATTGCACCACCCGATGCAGTGGCATAAACACCACCGCCCCAATCATTAAACCACTTAGATTTTGATTGTGCATCTTTTTTAAGTTTCATTTGCCATAGCTTTTGAAACGAGTCAGATTCAATATACTCTTTTGTTTGACTTGAATTATCAAGCGCTAAGCTATCTGAATATGATAAGTGAATAAATTTAGAGGCTGGATTTTTAGCCAAAGACCATGCAATAAAACATTTAACAGCTAGCTCTGTTTTGCCATAACGAGGCGGTATGTTAATTATAAGTCTTTTAATATTACCTTTTGCAACTTCTTGAAGTGTATTAGCTATTTCAATAAAATGAGGCGCAGTGTTAAAATTGCGCCTTGTATTTTCTTTGTAAATGTAACGTGTGAAAAATAATAAATCAGTTTCACACATTATTTTTAAAACTTTGTCTTCATTAGTAAGCATTTTCTAAAGCATCTTTTATTCTTTTAATTTCTGCCTCATCTAAATCTTTTGCATCAACATTAAAATTTGTTTGCGTAACCTCTTGATGATGCATTGATAATTTTCGTAACTCTTCAGGCGTCGATAACAATTTCATTAAAGCCATTTGCAAAGCTGGTGCATTTGATTTGTACCATTTTGACCGCATTGAGACTTTTAACTCAGTACGGTTTTTTTCCAATTCTTCAAACATTATTTTATAGTAGTTCGAATCGTTCGGAAAATGCTCGTAAAAAGTTGACTTTGCACAAGGCATAAAAGCAATAATATCTTCAATAAAAAATAATTTGTTTTTATTGATTTGCTCCATTGCTGTATTAAATAAAGTTTTTGTTTTATATGCCATAATTAAAATTTATTAAAAAACCTTCTAATTAAATAACCTCTAATAAAAGAAGCTACAAAAAAAACTAAAGTTATAATTATATTTTGAGAAAATGTAACAGGAATATTAAGCATTGGATATAATACTAATTGAATTAAAAATGAAGTTATTAATCCTACAAATACATTTGTAATACTTTCTATTGCTGAATGTTTTTTTGATTGTTTCATATTAATAATCGTCTGTACAGCTGTAACCTTCTTCTAAAAGTTTAGCCATTAAATTGTTTTTTTCTATTTCTGTATTACAACTTACTTCAAATTTATAAGTTGGAATGTATGTTTTTTCTTCTTCTTCTTCTTCGGGTTCATTTACTATTGGAACATCTAAACCCCATTCATTTAGTAATTCTGCATCCCATTCGTTGGCAAGTATGTCAAAGTCCCAAACTCCGCCCGAAACATTATCTTTAATTAAAAATTCTTTTTGCTGCTCTTCGGTTAAATTATCTGCAATAATAACTGGTATTTCTTTTAGTCCAGCTTCTATACATGCTTTAAATCTCATATTGCCTCCAAGTATAACCATATCTTTATTAACAACAATAGGTCTTATGTCAAGCATTTGCGGAAAATTCCTTATTGATTTTACTAGATTTTTAAATTTATCATCTGTAATATATCTAGGATTATTCGGGTTTAATTTTATTTCAGATATTTTTAATTTCTTTGAATTTATCATTTTAGTATTTGATTTAATTACATTACAAAATTATAAAAATTATTTTAGTAAACATTATTTATTTATAATTATTATAAATTAGTAAAAAAGTTTAATTATTTTTTGCAATAGTATTGCTTATTTAAAATCTATTTATATATTTGTACCGAACAAATAATACAAGACGATTTGTATTTAATAATTAAAATAATATGTTAGAAGATGAGGTTTACCAATTAATTAGACAGGATTGGCAATTGAGAGAAGTAATTGCGAATGCCTTAGGGGTTTCAGAGGGAACCATTTACGCTTATGCAAAAAGAAAGTCTCAAAGGTTAGAACATTATTTCTCAGTAAAGCTAATTATGTTTCACACCAGTAAGACAGAAAAAGAAATTTTTAAAACAAATTAATATTATGAAAAAATTTATTGTAAAAGTAAAAGAGGTTTTTACTTCTGAAAAAGTAGACGAAAACGTAATCAAAGTAAATGGTATGTTAAAAATTTGCTTTGAGAATAGAGAAGTATTAGATGCTATTATCACATTTAAGAAATTTGAGAAGGCGTTTGAAAACGAATTGAAAAAAAGAAATATGAATGCATTGGAAGTAAATGCGGATTGCGAGGGTTATTTTAGAGCAAAATACCAAAAGCAATTAGAGTTAAAATAAAAAACCCAGCACCTACATACTGGGAAAAATTATATTTTTTAAATTGACAAGACAAAATTATGAAACAAATTACAAATAATCAAGATATTAATAAAAATATTAGATTAGAATTAAGAAACCAACTTCAAAGGGTTTCAGATTTGATGAGAGCATGTAGTATTAATTATCAAAATAATGATATTAAGACTTACCGCTGGAACTCTTTAAAAAATTTAAAATTCAAAATTCAATCACAATTAGATCCTTACGAATTAGAATTGCAAAACGATTATTTAAATTCAGATACGCACAAGACTTTAAGGTATACAGCTGGACAATCAGGATTTGAAATATTACTTAAATTATAAACAACTAAATATTAAACAAAATGCAAAACGAAATTAAATTAGTGCAATCCCCTATTATTTCTCACAGCTTACAGGAAGTAGGCAAAGAGGTTTTAAAAAGAATTGAAGAGCTGGAACTTGATAAGCAAGTTGCCACAGTTGAAACGGTAAAATCTTTAAAAGAGTTGAGAGCCGAATTGAATAAGGAATTAACAGACTTTGAGGCACAAAGAAAGTTTATAAAGGAAAGCGTAAACAATCCTTATAATGAATTTGAAAGCGTTTACAAGGTTGAAATTTCAGAAAGGTATAAATCGGCTATTGAAACCTTAAAAGACAAAATAGATTTTGTTGAGAGTAAAATTAAAACAGAAAAAAAGCAATCAATTGAGGCATATTTTAACGAATTATGTATTGCGGAATGCATAGATTTTATTACTTTTGATAGGGTTGGAATTGATGTAAACCTTTCAGTTACAGAGAAAAAATACAAAGAGCAAATTTTTGAATTCATCACAAAAGTAAACGATGATTTGAATTTAATTAAGGCTAGTGATTTTGAAGCGGAAACCCTTACAGAGTATAAAAGCAGTTTAAATGTTTCAAGTGCCATTACTTCGGTAAAAAATAGAAAACAAATGGAGGCTATTGAAACGGCTAAAATAAAAGCAGTTGTAACGCAAAACAGAAAAAATAGATTATTAGATTTGGGATTGGTTTTTGTAGTAATTACAGATGCCTATGAATTTAATGCTGATATTTATATTACTAGAAATGATATTGAAAATTTAACTGAGCAGGATTTTATTAAAAAGGTTGCAGAGGTTGAGGTTAAATTAAACGACTTGAAAGCTAAACAAAGTCAAAACATATCACCAATACAAGGTTCAAACTCCAAAAATATTTCACAGCCTATTTCTGCACCAAAAGAAATAACAGAGCCGGAGCCATTAAAAAAAGCATCATTTGAGGTTACAGCCACAATGACACAATTAAGAGCATTAGGAGAATACATGAAGCAAAATAATATTAACTACAAAAACATTTAAAAATGGAAAATCAAAATCAAGTAGCAGTTTATGAACCATCGAAAGTACGTTCGGAAGTAATCAAACAAATGGAATCGATGTCAGCATCTAAATTTGTTTCATTACCGGAAACATTTAAAGAAAGCGTATTCTTTGCAATGGAAAAATTATCTACAATGAAAGATGTAGAACAGGTGCCGTCAATTAGTGTAACAAAAGCATTTTTAAAAATGTTTTCAAACAAGCTAGACTTTCAAAAAAACCATTGTTACTTCTTTGTACAAAATGACAAAGACTCACCGACTGGAAAATCACTTAGATTTGGGTGGCAATATCAAGGTTTAATTTTTACAGCCAAACAAATGTGCGATGTAAAAGATGTAATTCCGGTATTAATCAATTCAGAAGATGAATTTTCAATGCACTTTGAAAACGGAGTTTTAAAAATAGATAAGCATGTACCCTCTTTTAAGGGTGAGATAGTTGGAGGTTATTGCGTAGTAGAATTTAATAACGGTGATGTTAGACCGAAGTATTATACAAAGGCAGACTTAGACCAGCGTAGAGATAAATCAATGGGTAAGAACGGCAATTTTTGGGCTTGGGAACGTGAAATGTATGAAAAAACATTAATAAACGCTTCGATAAAAAGAATTATTGAAACGCATACAGATACAGAAAAAGACGATTTGTATAACGAACCTGAAACTTTAGACGTAAACCACAGAGAGGTTGTTGATCAGGTTGTGTTAGAACAAAAAGAGGTTGTAGATGTTGTAACTGAAAAAGTTTTATTGTAATGTACAAGGTATTGTCAACAGGGTCAAAGGGTAATTGTGTTATATACCATGACACAATTGCCGTTGATATGGGAGTTTCTTATTCTATGATAAAAAATTATCAAAGCAATTTGCAAATAGTTTTATTGACTCACATACATGGAGACCATTTTAACTTGGCGACAATTAAAAAATTAGCTTTTGAACGCCCTACATTGCGATTTGCATGTGGGGAGTTTTTAGCTGATCATTTACAAGGGATTAAAAACCTAGATATTTTAAAGGCGGGTGTTATTTATGATTACAATTGTTTTAAAGTTTCTCCAGTAATATTATACCACGACGTGCCAAATTTTGGCTACAGGCTTTATAAGGGAGAGCATAAAACAATCCACATTACAGATACAGCCCACCTAGAAAAAATAGAGGCTAAAAACTACGATTTGTATGCGATTGAATCTAACTACAATGAAGACACTATTTTTGAAAGTATTAAGAATAAAAATTTAAAAGGCGAATTTGCTTATCAGGTCGGATCTGTTAAAACGCATTTATCTGAGCAGCAGGCTAGGGATTTTATTTTTAAAAACAAAAAGGAAGACTCAAAAGTTTTAAGGCTTCATCAATCATCACATATTTAAAATAACTTAAAAATTAAAACAATGGAAAAAGAATTAAAAGAAACTTTTGCAAAATTAGATATTCATAAAACAAATAACGGTTTTATTGTTTATGTTAACAACACTAGACACAATGTAGTTGGTATTTCAGATTATACCGACGAATGTTTTGTTTTCAATACTTTAAAAGATTTAACAGCTTTTTTATTAACGTATAAAGAAATTGAATAAAAAAAAATAATATAAAATCGGCAAAAAAAAATAATATTGCCATTAATTTAAAATCAAACTATTATGGAAAGAATGTTTAATGACATAGGTTATGAGGTAACGAAATATGTCCAAAGTAAGAAAACAAAATTTGTAAAAACACGAAAAGAAGCAGTTAAATTAACTGAAAAAATAGGCTACTTTTATGATGTTTTTGATGTAGAAAAAAACCCAATTGGTTATGGTATTCCAAATTAAAAAATTATGTGGAATTTTTTTGCAGTAATGTTATTATTTATAATAGCTTTAATTGTTATAACTAGAAATGAAAATTAAAATTAAATAAAAAATCATGAAAAAAGTATTTAGAAAAAGAGAATTATTTGCTAGAAAATTTGTAAAAAAATGTCCTATTGGAGGGTATTGTATTAATCCGATTTGTATGTTTGGATGTATTGAATATTAAAAAGGTTTTAGTAAATTATAGAAAAAACTTGACATTTAAAACAAATAAGATATGAAATTAACACTATCAATTATGGTATTACAATTATGTATTAATACTTATTTATTATTACAAATTTTAAAACAACTTAAAAACAATTAAAACCGATTGCAAGGATAAGTGCTACCAATATTATGGAAAATGTATGTAAAGAAAGTGCAAAAAAAGAAATTGCTGAGTCTTGGTTAGGAAGCCTTAATTATAGACATCAAATGTTTGCTAATAAATTATTTGAAGCTTGTGAAAGGCTAGATTTAATTACTAAAGAATTAGGCGGCGAATACACAGAAAAAGAAATTGAAACGCCAATTAATACACCTGGAGCAAATCAGCTTAGTTGTTATGAAAGTTTATTGTATAACAATGAAGATATTTTAGCAGATATTTATTCAATAACATTAAGACTGGAAGCTATAATTAAAATTTAATCAACTAACCTCACGATGTACAGGTCAATCGTTTTTTTTATTATGAAAAAAATAACTAGATCAGTAATTAAGTATTCGGAAATCCCTGAGCACTTACAAATAAATTCTATATTCAAAGGGCATTTAATAAATACTTTTGCTATTTTTCACATTGATGAGTCTGAAAAAGAAGATGATTTAACAAAATGGTTAGTAGAAAATTACCCAACGATAAAAAGAAAAACGAGTTTTTTAATTCAAATTGATATTGATATAAAAATTTAATAAAATGGAAAATAAAAAACTAAACACAAAATTTTATAATCACATAGAAAACACAGCGGAAAATCAAGAGCAATTTGAGAAAAACAAAAAACAGCTTTCTAAGCAATGTCAAATAGTTTATGATGCTTTGTTACGTGGTGAGAAATTAACTACATCAGTGGCTTTAATTCAATACGGAATTGGAGACCTGCGTAGGAGGATTAAAGACCTTAAAGATATTTGGAATATTCCTGTAGAAGACCAATATTTAGAGGGTAGATTTAAAGAGTATTTTTTAAAAATATAATCTTATGTTTGATGATATTACAGATAACGTTGAGCAATTAGAATTGTATAACGAAAGGTTAAAAGAGTTTATAAATTCTTACAGGTTAAAATTTATTGATTTGTTAGAAGAGAAAAAAAGAGTTGAGTTAACTTTAAAAACTTATGGTAAATAATAATTTAAATTAATAAAAAATGAATGAAGTAATTGGAAATGTAATCCATATTGGAAACACAGAAATAGTAGGTAGTCAAGGAACTTTTAAAAAAAGATTATTGGTAATTAAAACCGATGAGCAATACTCTCAAGAAATACCTATTGATTTTGTGCAAGACAAATGCGATTTGTTAGATAATTTGGCACTTGGTAACCCCGTTAAGGTATCTGTTAATATAAAAGGCAATCCTTATAACGGAAAGTGGTATTGCTCTTTAAACGCTTGGAAAATTGAAACAAATTTTTAATAAAAAAACCTACTATTTATTAGTAGGTTTAAATTTATTTTTTATATTTGCAGTTAAGTAGTTGAAACATCCACAGTATACTACAGTAAAATATTTGCCTTATATTCTGGCGGGAGTGGATGCCCAAAGGAATATAAGGCTTTTTTAATTTAAAATAATTTTGTATGAAACACAATTTAACACCACAAGAATCAATTAAAGAAAATTCAAAATATGATTTATATATTTTAGAGCTTGATAATAATTTTGTAAATATTGGTATTGAATATACTTATTTTCCTATCGAAATTTGTGATAATATTTTATCTGTAAATTTAAGTAAAAAAGAATTACACTCTTTTATTGGGACTTTATTACATGTGCAATCTAAAATGAAAGGATCTTAATTATGTCAAAAGATATTTTTTTGCAACGAAAACAATTTAATTTTTATAAAAGTTATTATGATATTGCTTTAGAAATTGAAAATGACAAAGATAGATCTGATTATCTTTTAGCTATTTGTGAATATCAATTTACAGGAGTTGAGCCTGTTCTTTTAGGAATGCCTAAATTTGCTTTTTTAAGTCAAAAACATTCTTTATTAAAACAAGTTAAAGGCTATGAAGATGCTAAAATAGCTTTAAAAAATAAAGAAACCCTTATACCATACCCTACTAGGGTAAGTGGCACCATACCCAAAGAGCAACCCCTACCAGTAATTAACAATAAACAATTAATAATTAACAATAAACAATTAGAAATAAATAATATAGATAATAATAATAAGGCTACGCCTTTAAAATTTTCTTTTTATAATTGTTTAGTTGATTATGGATTTCAAAAGGATTTAGTTAATGACTGGATTAAAGTTAGAAAAACTAAAAAAGCAACAAACACACAAACAGCATTTAATAATTTTATTAAAGAAATAGAAAAACGAACTTGTAATTTAAATGAAATTTTAGAATTTATAGTTTCAAAAAATTGGAGTGGATTTAAATGGGAATGGCACGATAAAGAAAATAATTTTAATCACACAAATGATGGAAAACAACAGTTTACAAATACAGGAACAAAAAAACAATTTCGCTTTAGCACAGCTGATGCACTCGAAACCCTTGCTAGCAAAAATCAATGAGGACTATCCAAAATTAAAACAAGTTCAAAATGTACAGGAATTTGATAGTTTAATAAATTATTTAGTTACTTTGCTAAATATTAAATGTTCAAATCAAGAAGAGGCAGACGATTTAAAAATTCAAATGCTAGTTGTAAAAGATTTTTTGAAATCAAAGTTTGGAAATTTAACAATTGAGGAAATAAAAGAGGCTTTCAAAATGTATGCAGCTCGAGAATTTGAAAACATAAAAGTATTTAGGCTTTTAGATTGCATTTCAATTGGCGAAGTATTACAGGCTTATATTGATTTTAGAAACGAAAGTTTAAGAGGTTACAATAGTCAAAAACAAAATTTACTAAATACAATGCCCGAAAAAACTACTGAAGAGAAAAAAGAAATTAGATTGCAATTTATTAAAATGCTTTATGATGAAATTAAAACCGATAAATTTTCAAAAAACGCTTGGTTACTTTACAATGATTTATTTACTTCGGGAAAAATTAAAATAACTGAGGAGGAAAAAAAAGCGCTTTACAACGAACAGCTTTTAATTTATGCAACTGAGCAAAGAACCGAAATAAATAAAAAAAATAATTTGATAACTAAGCCTTTGCTTTTAGATTTAAATACAAAAATTCAATCCGGTAAACCAATTGAATTAGTAAAAAATAAATGTAAAAATGTTTTAGTCTCAAATTATCTTAAAAAAAACATGTATGATTTTGAAACTTTTAAAAATTCAATACTAGAGTAATGGGAAAACTTTTAATTGGCATTGATCCTGATGTGCATAAAAACGGTGTTTGTTTTAAAAATGGTAATGATTACCTTTTAAAAAATTTAACTTTTTTTGAATTGTATGATTTTCTAAAATTCTATAAAGAACGAGAAGAGAAACCAACTATTTATATTGAAAAAGGGTCTTTAAATAAGTCAAATTGGCATACAAAACAAAACTATTCAGCTGCTTTTAATTCAAAAATTGGCGAAAATACAGGGCGAAATTTTGAAACTGCAAATAAAATAATTGAAATGTGCCAGTATTTAAAGCTGTATTATATAGAAATTAAACCAACTCGAAAAAAAATAAACGCAATTGATTTTAAAAAATTAACTGGATTAAAAATGAGAACTAACCAAGAAACTAGAGATGCTTTTATGCTAGTTTTTGGCAGATAAAAAAATAATATTAACTTTTAAAATAAAAAATTATGGCAACAAAGTACATTAAAACAATAGATAATAAAATTATTGTTTTTTCAGCATCATTTAATCATTCAGATTTTAGAAATTTTGAACCAGTTACAGCTGGCTTTGTAAATTTTACAACTGATGACTTAGGAAACCCAACTTGCGAATGTTACGGGCAATCAGTTTCATTAAATTTTATGCAATCAAACCCAGTAGAAGATAGCAAACTGGCAAACATTCAAATTTTAGGAACTTTTTTATAAGTAAATTTTAAATATTTTTACAAATTATTTTGTTTATATAAAAAAAAGTATATATTTGCATCGTAGTTACGGTCTGAAATTTAGGTAACTTAAAAAAATTAGCCTTTTTATTTGCGTGTAGCTTCAGACCCTGCACAAAAATAGGAAGGCATTTTTATTTTTATAGTATGAGTAAAAAACATCATTTACAAACGCATCAAATAGCAGTGCTTACATATTTGCTTATTACAGAGCTAAATGAAATAAGAGCTAATAGTTTACTTGCTAAAGAAATAATAAAGCAAGGAGAGGCATTTGAATTAGCTCTCGAGCCATTATTGGAGACTGTGTTTGATAGCAAACAAATAAGCAAAGGAACTTATTTAAATAAAATAGGTCACCAAGTTGAAACGGTAATTAGAAAAAATTACGAAAACATTACGGAATGATAAAAAGAAAAACATCCAGTAATATAAAAGCAAATGAAATAATAGCTTTATTTATGTATTACGAAATACCAATTACGCAGCAATTAGAAATTTTAAAAATGGTAAAGCAAAAAATTGAATTTTGCAGAAATACCGGAAAAGAAGTTAAACAACAAAAACTAAAATTATTATGAAAAATCAATCAGCATTAGAATTTTTAGAAAATTATTTAAAAATTAAAGGTCTTATTATTCACAGCCCAAACAATCCAATTATGATTGAGGCTAAAGAAATTGAAAAGGATCAACAGGAAAAAAACGAAAAAGAAATTATTGAGTTTGCAAAATGGATATTAAAATTTGATAACCTTAAAAACCCAAGCGACTTTTTAATTAGAGAATTGTTTGCAATATTTAAAGATGAACCTGTAAAACAAAAAATATCTATTTATAAAATAATCAGCTATGCAATTTGTGTTTTAGGAATTGCCTATTTTGTAGCAAGGTTTATTTTAGGAACTTTTTTTAATATTTAATCACTAAACAAAAAAATTATGAAAAATTTATTTATCTTACCAAGCAAAAAACCAAGTAGATTATTAAAAAGTCAAAATAATAACTTTATGATTATAAAGTCTGACACTACTAATTGGTTTGAAATTATTTTAAAAAACACATATCAAAATATTTATATTACTAATAACGATGGACTTAATGAAAATGACTATGTTATTACAGATGATGTAGATAATTATGGCAAATTGTTTCAAGTATCATGGCTTAAAAATAATAAAATAAAAAACTGTTATAAGGTTATTTTAACAACAGACCATGATTTAATTAAAAATGGCGTACAAGCTATTGATGATGAGTTCCTTGAATGGTTTATTAAGCACCCAAGTTGTGGTGTAGTTGATGTTGAATGGTTAGATTTTAGTAGAAGTTTTTTTATTAATATTAAAAAAGAAGAGCCTTATCAACCCAAAACATTTAAAGAATTATTTGCAAACACAGCTATAATAGCGGAAACAGATGAATTTGGTAATTTAAATTATAAATTTAAAGCTAATATGAAGGAAGAGCTTTTACCAAAAATAAACCTTATTGATGATTGGTTAGAAAAAAATGGCGACCCTGAAATAGCTAAACAAGTTGAAAAAGAAGCTAAAGAATTGTGCGAAAAAGAAACACTTGAAGAAGCTGCTTTAAAATACTCAAAAAAAACAAATGCATCTGTATTCCAAGATGTATTCCAAGAAAATCACAAAAAAGATTTTCTTGCAGGTGCTAAATTTCAAAATGAACTAATACTAGACTTTCTACATTCAGAAATAACAGAACGTAGAGATTATTCAGCAAGTAAAATGTGTGAAGTAGTGATTGATTATATTAAACAAAACAAATAACAAGTCAAGTAAACAATAGAAAAAACTTGACATTTAAAAACAAATAAGATATGAAAACAAAACAAAACGCAAAAGAATTAGTTTTACAATTTTATGAAGTTGTAAAAAACAAATACCCTTTAATAAATGCAATGCCTTTAGCAAAGCAATGTGCGTTAATAGCAGTTGATAAGATAATAGAATCAAGTCCAAGTTTACCAATATTAGGTAGCGGAGGTACTTATGGAGAAGACATTGAATTATCAAATATTTATTGGAAAGAAGTTAAACAAGAAATAAAAATATCTAAACAATAAGAGTTATGGAAAATAAAGAAAAAGATTTAAAGTATAATAAAATGTTGGAAATGTTAAAAGACTTTGAAAGAAATTTAAGAAGTGGTTATGTTATTAATAAAAATAAACTTAACGAAATACAACAACTAATCGAAGAAGCAACAGAAATTTAAAAACAAATAAGATATGAGACAAAAAAACATTGAACCTCAATTAATTCCGCTAAAAGATTTAAGAAATCAAATAGCAATTTTTAAACAATTTTTACTTAAATTATTAAATAAATAAATTATGAAATTAACACTAGCAATTATATTATTACAAATATGTTTTATAACTTATTTGTTAATACAAATTTTAAACGAACTTAAAAATAAATAATTTTATCTAATATCGGTAATAACGATAGCAGGTAAACAATAGAAAAAACTTGACATTTAAAACTAAATAATTATGAAAGTAAAAGCAGTAAGTTGGTTAGAAGAGCAATTGAAAATTGGCGTTATTAATAATGATGTTTCATTTTATGATTTGATTGAACAAGCCGAAAAATTAGAAGAGGAAAGGATTATTGATGCAATAGTACAATATCAAATTAAACACAATAATATTTTTTCTGAGCAAAGCATACTAAATTTAAAAAACAAAGTACAACAATTTTATAACGAAAATTTAAAATAACTTTTTGCTATATCCAAAGTAAAATCTTTTTTCAGTATCTAAGGCGACCCTCAACAGGTTGCCTTTTCTATTTAATATATCTAATTCTGCACCAAATAAAGGTTTTTGTAGTTGTATATCATTTGCAATAAAAAAGCCTCCTAAAACGCTTAATTTACGTTTTGGCGCATCTACTTCTAAAGTTTGAGCCTTAATAGTGTAGTCAAACTTCATAGCGTGTATCTTTCCGCTTACTTCTCCGCTTACTTGAGCATTTATATAACTATCCTCAAATGATTGCTTAAAAGCGTTTATTTCGATTGCTTTGTTATATGCTTCTATTTGTGCTAAACTATCCATTTTAATAAACTCTAATTGCATACGATTATTTTCCTCAAACAATTTATCTATTTGTGAAACGTAAAAACCTACTCCAGCTGTATCGCGTACCTTTTTGGTAATTGGAATGTGTACTATATTGGTTTTGATTATTGCATCTCCTTTTATTTCTTTGGTTTGTATTTTTATCTTTTCTGCAAATTTTGGCTCAGGATTGCAGCCTTTAAAAAATAGTAATGCAATGAATAAAACCCAGCCAAGCCAAGTTAAATAATTTATTTTTTTAGTTTCCATCTGCTAATTCTTTTATTGCTTCGTTAATACTTTGCTGTTGATAACCTAATTGAATAAGTAAACCAGTAAAAATGTCAAACATTTCATCTGTTGTCAAATCGTCATTTGGCGTTTCTACTGTAAAAGTAAATCCGCAATGTTTAATTTCTATTTTCATATTTTACTTTTAATAGTGAATAGTAAACTTTATTTACGCTTTCTTTGTTACAACCTCTGTTATAATTGAATTTTAATATCCTTTGTATTCTTTGTAAATCTGACATAATTAAAATATTATAGGGTTAATACTTTTTTGGTTCTCGTAATAGTTAAATATTATAAAACTACTGTTTGTGTTTTTGAAGTTCGTTTTTACCCAGTCCGATGGTGGAGAAAAAGCACCAAAATTTTGATATTCAAAAGCACTTGAAGAAGTAAAGTCTAAAAGTAATTGATGGCTATCACCCTTGCTAAATTCTATTGTAAAATAATGCAGTCTATACTCATCAATATAGTTTTTAATCTTTTCAATTTGTACCGCATCTAAATGTGGTTTAAAACCAAACTTCATATTTTTATCGTCTTTTCCGTGAGTTAAAATAAAACATCTGTTTTCTACGATATAATGGTCTATAAATTTTCTTTGATTGACTACCTTAACGTTTTCGTATTTAAGCTCTATATACGCTTTAAATGCAGAATTAACAATATAACCAAAACTTCCAGCGTGATTATCATTACAAATATTAATACATTCTATTTTATTGTAGTAAGGAATTAAAGCATCAATCATTTTAATTTTAAAAGCCAAACCTACATCAAACGCTTTTTGGTTATCCATATTTTGTGGTAAACTATGCCCTCCTCGAGTAGTTACTGCATCGTAACCGTCCATAAAATCGCCTAACTCGTGTATTATTAAAATATCGGATTGCTTATTTTTTAGCGTATTGTAAACCATTGTTTCTAAACGCTTTTCAATTTCTGCTTCATTCCAAGCACCATCGTATAAACTATATCCGTTTTGGTTTACTTCCATACCAATATGGACATCAGTATAAACTAACCTATCAAATATTGATAAATCTAATTTACTTGAAATTTTAGGTAATTTAATTGGCTTTACTTTATCTTTAAAAATATTTGTAAAATCAATTTCTTTTTCTAGGTTTACTTCTTTTACCGGTTCAGTAATTACCCATTGCTGCTGTGTTGAAACGTTAGTTGAAACCCTTTTAATTTCGTGGTTTTTCGGAATATCAATTAATTCCTTTGGACTTAATTTTTCAACACTAGAAATTACATTGCCCTGTTCGTTTAAAGTTCTGCGAACTTGTTTAAATTGTGTATTGTGAAAATCCCTAATTTTATTTAGTTGTTCATACTGATCATCATTTAAGTAATATCTAGGGTTTGCGTGTTTGTTATTCTCTTTTCTTTCTTTAGGTACAAAACCCAAAGCAATAGCTTCTAAAGAGCTTAATCTAGTTTCGTGTGATGCCATAATTTATTCGTTTAAAATTTTAAATAATTTATAAAAATATTAGTATGATAAAAAATTATGTTATATTTGCTACTTCATAATAGTTTTGTTTAGTTAATAAGAAAAAACCCTTGCCAACTTTGTAAGGGTTTTTTTGATTAAATACTTTTGTATTCGCTTTTAGCTTCAAAGCTTGGACAAGCTTTATTAACTCCAAAATCTTTATGTCCTTGCACTATTGCATTAGGGAATTGTTTTTTGGCTTGTTTTATTAGGTATAATAAACTTTCTTTTTGTTTTGGTGTTCTAGTATCTTTTGGCTTTCCTTTTTCGTCTATGCCTCCAATATAACTAAAATGAATTGATACTGAATTAAAACCCTTTACGCCATTTGTAACCTGTTCGTAATTTGCTAATTCGTGAATTACTCCAGCTGCATCAATTAACCTGTGATAACCTACTGTTTTCCATTTTAATACATCTTTCCAGTAATTTAAAATTGATTGTTTAGTAGCAGTTGGTTGCGAAGCTGTGCAATGAATTACAATATAATTAATTTTTCTCATTATTTTTATTTTTATAAGTTTCTATTGTTTTTAAAACTGTATAAAATATAGAAGCAATTAATAGAATTATCTTTAAAGCGTTTTCTATGTTAGAGAAACTTAACAGCATACTAATACTATTAAAAAAATACAATTTTAAATCGTTATGCGACATTTTTACTTTTCATTAATCGTTCTACAATATTAGTTGCTCCCTCAATAGCTATGTAAGAAGTTGCAATAATAACCCAATCAGTTGACGTTATAACTCCTGAAAATAAACCTGCAGAAGCTACAACAAAAACTGTTAGTTTACGACTTACCCATTTTGATAGGAATAAATCTATTCTTTCTTTTTTACTCATATCCTGCAAAAGTATGTTTAGGATTGTTTACTTCAATAGCGTTTTCAAACTTAATTTCTTTTTCGCTAATTACGTCAAAATGATATCCATCTGCGTAAACAGGTGCAGTTATTTCATTAAATTCACTATCGTAAGTTCCATTCTCTAAAACTATTAAACCTATCTCTACTATTGCTTGTATACCTTGTCCGTAAGATAATACTTGTTCGGTATCTTGTACGGTTACTTGTTCGCTTTCTACGTAAACTTGCTTCGCTAATAAATCAGCTATTGCAGTTTCTTTGTCTGAATATTTTAATTTGTATATTTCCATTATAAAGTTGTGATTTCCGCTAATTCAGCATTAGTTAAACGTGTTTTCCAAAGAGCAGTTGTATTTATATTTGTTTTTTGTTGCGTAAAACTTGCACCTAAAAACCCTAAATTAATTTCATTTGTTGCTGGAATTGTAGCACTCGTATCTACTCCTGCTTGGCTACCATTTACATAAAATACAATATCATTTAGTTTATATCCAACCGCTATTTTATAATTTTGATTTGTAAGAGTTGTAAAAGGAATTTGACAAACTAAAGCACCACTTGTAATAATAGTTAAATATAAAATATTGTTAAAAGTTTCAAAGAAAATTGAATTTGAAACAGCGGTATTAAATATTGATACAATACTACTTCCGCTATTTTGAGTATAATAAAAATCAACAAAAATAGTCCCCTCTGTTTGCCCTATTAAACTACTTATACCTGTTTTAGATATTACATCTGCGTTACGTGTTACAGCACTTGCTACTGTTGGAATGTATGAAGTAGCGTAACTTGCTAATTCTAATTGAGCACCCCATAAATAATAAGTTGAAGCAGTTGTAGAAGATATATCTATGTGAGGAAATGCACCTGCAACTAGCGTAAATGTATATCTATTCCAACTTGAATTTATAGTCCTTGTTACATTACTGCCATCTCCTAAATCAATAGACATTGTACCTGTTCCAGATGGAGTTCGTGCATATATTGAAAAAGTATAAGTAGAGCCTATTGTTAATATTACACTTTGTCTTAATACACTTGAATTAATATCTCCTGTAAAAGTTGCCGTATCTGCATTTTGTGTACCATCAGGTGAAATAACGCTATTAGTTGTTACAGTAGAAGAAAATTTAGTCCAAGCTATATTATCAAATTCTTGACTTCTTAAAACTAAATTCGTTCTTTGCGGCTCTACTAATATACTCGGACAACTTCCGTTTGAATAGTCTAAACGTGGCACATTAGCAGAAACTGTTTCAATAAGTCCGCTTGCGTTTACCCTTGTATCACCACTTGTTGCTCTTGTTACTGATAAATCACCACTTCCATCAGTTGGCTTTATAGCGTATAACTTACTCGCTTTCGTTCCGTTTGGCGTTACGCACAAACTTGCACTTTCAAATAAACTCATTTTAAATCTTTTTTAATTGTTGTTTTAAACAGCTTTCAGCTTCAAAAGTTCCAGCGTCTGCTGCAACCCTAATTTTAAAAGCCGCAATAGCTAATTTGATAGTATTATCAAAGCCAAAGCTATGTTTTTTTAAATTGTTTCCAAGCCCTAGCATAAATTAACCTTTATAAGCAATTACTTTTCCGCTTGCTACTTCTAAGTCGTAAAATCTTCCGTAAATTACCGTTCCAGCTTCTAAAGCTAAACTAGTTATTTCTTCGTCGCCTACAATTTCAATATTGTTAGTTTCGTATGCATGTAATTTACTAGAAATTACGCAGTCCGTAATAACTTGAATTGCTATAAAAGTTTCCTTTGCAATTGCATTACTAGTTAAAACTCTTAATCCGTACTGTCCGAATTGACCTACTCCTTGATTGCCGTTTAAAGCATAATCTAAATGTTGCATTTTTTTTTATTTTTTAAATTAATTATCCTATCCTTGAAATTCTAAAATTTTTATTATCTGATTTGGTTCCGCATTTAAAATACTTTGCAATATTATTTCGCATTAAATAGCTTTCCACATTTAACCAAAGGTTAAAAGCGTAATTACAATTATGCTCGTATAAAGTCTTTTTCATCGGGTAGTCAATTTTTTCTGATACGTCATTATTTAATTTGGCTTTTAAACCAAAAGCCGTATCTATAACATCACCATAAAGAGAATACCTAGCGTAAGTGTAATGCGCTAAAACCGCTTTCAAACCCACGTTAGTGTAAGTAATTCCGTTATAAGTGTAAATATTACCGTTTAATAAAGCTGTGTAAGTACTCGGGTTGTTTAATATATCATAAAACAACTGTTCACCTAGCAAAGGAAATAAATCAACCATTTGCGCTTGTAAAATCAATTCGTTTAATTTTGCATTATTAATTGAATTACTTAATTGCTTATATTGCTGTATTTCAGCACGTGTTATTAAGGGCGTTGTTATCATATTGCAGCTGGTGTTACGGGTTGTATTAATGTTTGAATAAAAATATATTGTCCGTTCCAAGTTTGTAAATTTTGAACCACATCATTAATAATAGTTTCTAATTTATTACGCTCTTTACTAGTGTTTTCCCAGTACATTTTTTTAGCTTCTAATAAACTTGACCCGCTGTTGCCAAACATTGCACTATCAGGTGATTTGACTAATACAACGGGTAAGTTATTGAATGCCATTAAAATATTTTTACTTACTGAGTTCTCAGTATATTCAAACATTTTGTCATCTAAAGTAGAGTCGATTTTTTCAATTTTAAAAATACTATCAATACCATTTATAAAATCAGGGCTTTCAATCATCATTGCGCCCCCAGCGTTTTCACTACCAATAAACTTTTCAATTGTTTTTTTAACTACATCCGCCTCAGCTTCTCTAGCTGTAAATTGTCTGTTTCTTACTAATTGCCCAGCATCGTTAACAATCATTTCCGGTTCGTCATTACTTACCAAAGGAGGCGTCATTATAACGGTCTTACCAAAGAAACCTTTACGCAAAATCATGTTTTTATAAATAGCCGCTTGACTTTCTGAATCGCAATCATTTAAAACCGCATCAACTCTTGAAAGTGGATAATAATATCTACTATCTAAATTTATATACATAATTTGACCTTTGTATTTTTCAATATCTCCAGCCTTATTAATTTGTGCTTTTATAACATCAAGGTTTCTATTAAAAACATCAAAAATTATTGGTTTCTCTTGGTTATCTGACCAGTCGTTTTTAAACAAAATTTTACCGTTATAATGTTCACTATCTTTTTTACCTAAACGAATTTTTGTAAAATCAATTACTTTTGGATTAAGCTCTTCAAAATTTAAATTATAATCAAAATGAATAGCAACACCTCTTTGGCGTACTAAACTATCCGCTACATCAATAGCAAAATCAATTAATTTTTGGTCTTTATTTATTTTGAAGTTGTCCGCCTCTCCGAACCCTTTACCCAATAAGTATTGAGTCATCATTTCGGATGCCATTTTAGCAGTTACGGAGTTGTTTATAACTCTATCAATACGCTCAGGGTATAAGTTGTCCTCTCCGTTTTGATAAATTTCTAATTTTTTATCCCACTTAACCGCCCTTTTGATTATATCTAGGACTGTAACTTTCATTATTTAGTGGTTTTTTTAGCCTTAGGCTTTGCAGTTTCTTTTATTTCTTTTATTTCAGTAGGAAATTTCTCAAACAAATCATCTAGTTTAAAATCCTCGTTTAATTCCTTAAATCTTTTTATTAACTTTTCAGCGTAACGATCTGTAATGTTTTCATTTGTAATTAAAAGAGAACCGCCAAACTCTAATTGTAAGCCTTCTCTTTTTTTGTGCAGTAAATATTGTGATTGATTTTCCATTTTTCTGTACTTTTTAATAAATTCTTTGTGATAACTTACTATGCATTTAGTACATGAAGCGTTAACAGTTTCAACAAAGAATTCTTGTTTATAATCTATTAAGAATAATTTTAAAAGTGAAACATTATCGGAGGTCGTGCCTCCGATAATTGATTCCACATCCATTTTATGCCACTTATGACAAGAATTTTGCATCAAATGCAATTTTTGTAGTAGCGTAGTCTGTTTCTAATAATGTCATTGGAACTATTGGCTCTTCAAAACCTTCAGTACTTTCCAAAGTGAATGAAATTGTACCGTCGTTTTCTTTTGAGTTGTAAGTCAATGTCATTAACTCCAAACCTGATTTGTACCCGTAAACTTGGAATGCATCTGCGTTTAAAGCGCCTTTCCATTTTTGCTCAACAACAACTACATATTTCCCACCTTCTGAAAGTTGAGTAGCTTGTAATTTGTTTGCTGCACTTGGGTTCAAAATAACACCTGTAAACATGTGTTTAAATTTGTCCGGACCGAATTCTTTTTTAACCAATTCGTAACTAGTACCATTGATTTGTTTAACTCCTTGTAATAGAAATCCTACTTTTGTAGCTTTCAATGCAAGGTTAGTCATTAATGTTTTATTTGTAGAGCTAATTGTAGTAGTAGCAATATTTATATCTTCAGCATTGATTAACAATACATCAGTTTCTAAACCTCCAATACTAGGGTTATCGCAATCAAATAAAATGTTCGCTGTAATTAATCCTTCACACGGCATATCTTTATATTTTAAAAGTTAAAAAAAGTAACGGCTTAGTAAGCCGCTACTGTTAAATATTTCTCTAAAAGTTTAGCATCCATAGTGTAAACACCATCAATAACATTTACTTTGTGGTATTGATCGTAAAAAGCGTCTAAAGCACCGAAGTCATCAGTTGCTAAAGTTCCGATTTTTAAGTTCATTGGAGTTGATAAAACCGCTCTGTGAGGTAAGTTCCATTTAGTTCCATTGTCTTGGTAAGCAGCAATAACTCTATCCCAAACATCCATTTTTACAACAGGAATACCTCTGTAAGTTAATGAAATTTGTCCGTTTTCATTGATGACAGTATTACCACCACCAGTGTTTTGGATTGATTCTAAGTCATTTAAGTAACCATCAAAAATAGTTCTAGTTACATAAAATTGTGCGTTTCCTGAATCTAACAATCTAGAGTCTGCTTTTAAATACATAGCTCTTAAAGTTGCGATTGCATCTCCTGAAGCTAAAGTTTGTAAAGCATAAGAAGCAGCAGCATTTTTAGTAATAGCCACATATTTAGCATCAGTACTTGGGATTTCAGTAAAGATTTGTTTGAAAAATCCATTGTAAGAATTAAAGAAACCTAAATCAGTACCTACTTTGAAAACTCCACCACCACTTGTTAAAGCAGCCGCTGTATCTTCAAACCATGCTTGACGCAATAAGTTTTCGTTAAAACCTTCAACAACTTTAGCAACTAAAAAGTTACCTACTACGCTGTTTGAACCTTCAATTACGTTGTAAAAGTCTGGGTTCATTTTTGACATTTGACGGATCAATTTGTCTTGTGCATTTACATCAGCAGAACAGTGCTCTAATCTAAAGTCCATATCTACCGGAGTCCAAGTTTTCTCAGTTAATGCAACTCCCGCTACTGCGTTCGGAGTACATCCTGTTACGGTTTTACCCATTAAACCCATTCTACCAGCGAATACGATTTGCTGATTGTATTTGATACCTTGCTCGATATCGTGCAACTCATTAAGAGTTGGGTCGCCAAAAGTTAATTCATTGATTACTTTTGACCAGTCTTTAAGTTCCTCTCTGTTGAAAGCGAAACTTGATGTAATTTCTGATGCCATAGTTATTTACGTCTTTTGTTTTTTAAGTTTTCTAGTGCGGATGCTGCATGATTTACGATTGGATCATCATCACCGTCTTTTTTGTCTTTTTTCTTGTCATCATTAAAACGAGAAGTAATACCAGCTTTTAACTCTTTTACTTCTTTTACGATGTTAGTGATAACCTCTTCTTGTTCAGCTATTTTAGTAGCGTTCGCTTGTAATTCAGCTTCTTTGTCAGCTAATTGTTTTCTTAATGCGTCTAACTCTTCGTTAGGGTCTGCCACTAAAACAATTTCTGTTAATGCTCCAGCTACAAAAATGAATGTGCTACCATCAGGCATTACATATTCACCCTCAGCAGGTTGTCCGTCAATTGTAGCAACTGCACCAACAGCTGGAGTTTCTCCCTCTGCTACTTCGGTAAAGTCTATTGCTACACCATTAGCGTCTTGTAAAACTACGTTTACAATTTGCTTTTTAAATGAATTTAGAATCGCAGAGAACTTCTCTTCAATCCAGCTTTTGTCTTCTTTTGTCATTGGTTTATCATTATTTAATTTAAGATACGCTTTTGCAAGGATAGGCTCGTTTAATAAAGTTGCAAAACCTAAAGAGGTTGCTTGGTCTTGAGTTAACCAAGTTTCATTTCTTAATAACGGTGCAATTGCATCAGTTCCTAATCCTGTTTGATTTGTGTAGAATTTAATAAGTTTGTTTTCACAATCCCTTACGCTTTGTGCATACGCTTCAATTTCGTCTGCTGTCCCATCAATACCACCCATTGGAGAGTGTATCATAAACTGAGTACCGTTTGTTAAAATTCTAGTATCACCAGCCATAAAAATAACCGTAGCAATTGAAGCAACTAAGCCACTACCTACAGTTGTAATTGGTAATTGTAAAGATTTTAAGTAATTAAAAATATCAAAGCCAGTGTCTACAACACCACCCTCTGAATTAATATGAACACGAAAAGAAGTTGCACCCGTTTGGGATTTCACTTGTTGAATTATATCAATTAGCTCAGTACCTTTTTGGTCTTCATAGCTACCGATAAGTCCGTTTATATAAATAGTTCCTTCCATAGGCACAAATATACAATTGTATCAAAGGCGTTTTTTGAAACTAATATTGCAAAAATAAAAGTGATTTGGTAAGTAAATTTGATTATGATAATATTTACAATTTCTCTAATTGCTTTAATTTATTCTTTGAGCGTTCAAAGCTATCAAGCTATAAAAAAAGCATTGACACCTGCGTATAAAAAAACTCCCGAATATAAGGAGTTTGAAAATCAATTAAATAATATTTTAGCGAAGCATAAAGTTAATGACGTTGTGAATAGTACGCTCTGAACAATTATATTTTTCAGCACAATAAGTAATTGCAATTGATTTTTTATTGGTTTTTATTTCGTTTAGGTACGTTTCATAAACCGTTAAATAATCCATTATGTGTACAGAAATAATCCCCCTTTTTACATATTCTAAAAAAAGTTTATAATCAGTACTTTTTAAAAATTCATAGTTTACCATTTATAAAGCGGACAAGTTTCTAATTTACTTCTAATTTTTGCAGATACCGGACAATAGCATAACGCACAATAATGTCCTTCAATTTCTTTTAAGTCATCTTTTATAAGTGCCAATAGTTTGCCTTCTTTACATTCGTTACATTTAATGCATTGAGCCGCTCGACTTTCTGCCATTGCTTCAGTAACCTCACTTTTTTCAATGAAATTACCCCAACCGTTTAAAATGTTTTTAATTTTCATTTTGCTAATATACTATAAATTTGCACCATTTACAACTGTAGCGTATCTGTTACCTACGGTTTGAATTTCTTCAACTGCAACTACAGGAGCAGGTATACTCGCTATTGCATCTACAACGTTATCAATGTTTAAAGTTTCAGGGCGTACACCTTGCGTAATAATTCCACCACCAGCAAAAAATCCGCCATTGCTTTTACCACTACTATGAGAGTTATTAAAGTCCATAAAAGATGCGAATGCATTACGGTTTAATATTCCAATTCCTTCACCAGCTTCGGCTTCAAATCGCGTTCCATCTTCGCCCCAAAATTTAGTGCCTCCAGCGCTATGTCTTTTACCGCCAATTTCTTGTATACCACCTTTTTCAAATTTTGGTGTAGCTGGTGTTTTAGCACTCGATATTTTTGCAACTTGCGCTACGGTGGTTGCACCGGCTGCTATTATTGCTGCTGTCATTGCAAAACCTCCATCAAATTTAGGATATTGCGCTAATATAGAAGTAATAGCCATTGCGCCATTAATACCAGCTTGAACCAAAGCCAATTCTTTTGATTGCCCAAATAAAGAACCAACAGCTCCAGCAATATTATTTAAACCACCTAAAGCAGATTGTACTTGTTGAATTTGTCTAACATTATCTAATTCAGCTTTTTTATCATCTGCGCTTTTTTTAAAAGCATCAAATTGGTCTTGGGTTATTTTTTTATCAGCTAATAATTTTCTAAAACGACCGATTTCGTTTTGGTAATCTTGTTCAGCTTTTATTGCCGCCGCTTCTTGTTTGGATTGAGCAGCCGCTAATTCAAGCTCATTATCTAATATTAACTGCTCTGCCTTTTGTTGTTTAATTTGCTCTTCTAAATTTTTCTTATTTGATTGAATAGTTGCATCAGTTTCACTTGCTATTTTTATTTTTTCGGTTTCAAACTCTAATTCAGCAATTGTTAATTGTTCATTGTTTAATTTTTTAGCTTCTAATTTAGCAACATCAACTCCTTTTTCTTTTGCTAAATTTTCAATTCTTTTTTTGTCAATCAATTCTAATCTTCGAGTTTCTTCCGCTAATAACTCATCTGTTAAAATTTTAGCTCCAATTAATTTAGATTTGTTATTTTCTAAAAATAAATTTAATTCAGCGTTTGCAAATTGCAAAAGCGTATCTGCGTTTTGTTGCGCAA